GCAGTCAGATATACCATGTTAGCAGTATTAAATGCTCCAGAGCCTACCCAGCCACTACTGTTCATACCAAAATCACCATAGTATGTAGTTGAAGTCGTATTGTTATTAGCAACAATATAATCTGCTGAAGCTGAAGCCCCTGCATTAGTATTTTGTATTTCTGTTTGTATATAACTATTAACAGAAGTTTGATAAGTAGCAATATGATTTACATCTGCATAACTTAAAGTGCCGTATGAAATTGCACCTACACTTGATGATGCTGTCGTAGAAGCATTAGCTATTAAAGTGCCAGATGTAACGCTAGTTGCTGAAGCTGCACCTAAAGTAGGGGTAACAAATACAGGGCTAGTGGCTAAAGCTACTACAGTACCGCTACCTGTCGTTGTATATGATGTACCCCATGCTGTACCGTTAGAATTTGCAATACCAGCACCAGGATAAACTTGAGCAGGTACTGTTGCATTAATTGTAATAGCAGTTGAGCCGTTATAAGTTGTACCACTATTAAATGTAATAGCTGTACCTGCTGTTAAGTTAAATAAGTTACTACCTAAAGCTACACCTGAAATAGTGCTATTGGCTAACTGAGCATTAGTAACTGTACCACTTAATGCAGTAGTAGGGATTGTAGCTGAAGCTGTAACAGCACCTGTACCATTACCTAATAAGTAGCCTGTAAGCGTTGTAGCACCAGTACCACCGTAGACAACACCAATTGTTGATGCGTTCCATGTACCTGCTGTTAAAGTGCCTACACCTGTAATTCCTGTATATGAGCCTGTTAAGTAACTTGAACCTATTGTACCGCTAGTAATTTGTGAGCCTGCAATAGCAATAGAAGTGTTAGTAACACTAGATACTTGACCACTTGCATTAGTTGTTAATACAGGTACGCTTGATGCAGAACCATAAATACCTGCTGTGCCTACAGGTGTAATACTAAATTGAAAGCCTGTTAAAGTTAATCCTGTGCCTGCTGTATAAGAAGCAGAAGAACTAAAGTTGCTCCACGGCATTGCTGTAGTACCTAAAGTACCACCTGGTTGCGCTAAACAATACCAAGCACTACCAGTTTGACTACCATATTCAACAAATACAATTGCGCTAACATAAGAAGCCCATGTTGTTGAACCAGTTGCATAAGTCCAAGCACCTGCATTTACTTGATAAATACCATTCTTTGTATTGTCTGTTTGATCTTTAACTAAAACTGTATTACCTGCAACTAATACAACACTATCTACTGTCTGTGTACCTGACAATGTAATATTAGTCAAAGTGGCTGCCGTTACTGGTGCTTTCCAACTAATACCTACTGCAACAGTATCTACATATAATTTATTCGCTAAATCGTAACTGCCAACAGGTATTGTAGTAACTGTACCTGAAGTTGTACCCATGCTAGTAAATACAGCACTAGAAGGTGTAATAGCACCAATAGTAGTACTGTTAATCGTACTATTTGTAATATTTAACCCTGATTGACTAGGATTTAATGTAGCAAAAAATGGCTGCCCTTGACCAATAAAAGTTTGAAATTTACCTTGTACATCAAAGTATGCTTGAACTGGTAGTAGATTTTGATCTATTGTTGAGCTAGGGGCAGCCATAATATTCCTTTAAGCTATGTGTAAAATAGCATAATTAACAACTAATGCTTCGCTATATGCGTTATTAGATACATTTTTAAGATTTAATGCAAAAGAACCATTCGCTACTGCTACAACACCAATTAAGTAAGCATATAAAGTGCCACTTGAAGCAATACTAACCATTACAGTATCATACTGAGTACAAGAAGCACAAGTTACAGTAAATGCAACACTAGCGTTAGGTGCTAGTTGTGCGCTACTCATTGTAATTTGCCCTGCTGAAGTATTACTTACTACTGTAGAAGCTTTGTTGCCTGTTTGTGTTGTTGATGAAAAAGCAGTTGTAGAATAACCAAGCTGATTAGTTGCGTAAATGTTTGTAGTTGATGTTGTAGTAGGTGCATAAAATAATACGCCACCTGGGCCTACAAAAGCAGTACAAGCACCACCGCCATTAAACAAGCCTTGTACAGGTACAATTTGCGTTGTTACTGTTGAAGCTACTTGATTAGTATTAGCCATTAGTTTAGTCCTTCTCCTGGCGTGATCTCTACACTAGAAGCTGCACTAGATAAAAACCAAGCATTAGGTGGAATACTAGCTAATACAGCTACACCATTTGCAGGAATAGCAATTGTATTAGCTGACGGAACTGTTAAAGCAGGGGCTGTAACTACAGGTGTAGAAGTTGCATCAAAAGGCTCTTGAGGTTGCCAAGATACTCTGATTAAACTTGAAGTGATATTAACAAAACGATAACCAGTAGGGTACACGTTATTAGATGATTTCACTTGAACAGCAGCCAAACTCCCTACTAAATACGTAGGACCAAAAGGTGAAAAAGCTGAGTTATAAGCCATGATTATTCCCCTTATACAGCAGTTACAGGCAAAGCGCCTTCTGCACGTACAATTTGAATTGTATATACACCAGCAGTAGGAGTAAGTGTACCTGCTGTGATATTACCAAATTGAATGGTTAGTACACCATTAGTTAAACAATCAGCTTCAGCAATAATAATACCTGATACTTGAGTACCATTTAAACCGATAACATTAATAATGTCAGTAGTTAATAAACCAGGTATGTTAAATGTTTGAGCAGGGCTAACAACAGTCAATACAGAAACAGGTGTTAAAGATGGTGCAATATAGAAAGTGCTAATAGCATTTCCACGAGCAATAGTGGTAGATGGCATGATAATTTCCTTTAATAAGGTACGTCAATTATAGATGATTAAATAAAAAAAGACACACCTTTTGAGTATGTCTTTTTTCTTTGCATTACTTAGTATTAACTAAAGTCGTAACCGTACACGTAAACATCAACAGTACCTACTACCGCAGTAGTAGTTGCAATATTGACAAATAACGCTTGTTGGTTATAAGACGTTACTACCGCAGAAGCTGCCACTTGGCTTACACCAAGAACTGTAGCTAACTGTGAAGCAGTAATAGCACCAAACAATGAAGTTGGTGTACCGTTACCTGTTGTAGTAATACCTAAAACTAAACTAGTTAAAGTACCTGTAGCTGCACCTGCGTTATTAGAGTTAGTAACTACTAATAAGTTAGGTTGGTAAGTTGTAGAGTTAATAATAGGCAAAGGGAAGAAACTTCCTGATGCTGCATTTACGTTTACACCTTTAAGTACACCCAATAATCGTTGTGTCTGATTAGTTGTTACATTACTTGGGTGAGCCGAGGTGGTTACTGCTGGTCCTGGATTAGCCATGATATTTTCCTTTAATCGTTAAATTAAGCTGCAACACGGCAAGCTAGTTCTGGGTAAAGAGGTGCCCAGCCGTATAAGACATCAACACGAGTAGGGATAGAATCGTTATTAATGGTGTATTGACGAACTACACGCATTGATAAACCGATTTCTTTATCAGAAGCACGACCAGCAAAGTGTACACCCTCTGGAAGCTCTAAGTCAGCCATAGCGATTGTGAAAGCATTACGGTGCATCACAATGTTTTGTGGTGAAACGATACCGCTACCACTTGCATTGTATTGTGAAGCAAAGAATGAAACAGCAGCAGAAGCAGCAGGTGCAGGGATTGAAACGTTTTGGAATTGACCACCAGAGATAACAGCAGGTGAAACAATTACTGAAACGCTAGAACCTGAAGCTACTGATACAGCAGATTTAACTACGAATGAACGTAATTTGTTAGTGCCGTATGCTTGACGATTTTGCGGATTGACTGCATAAACACCAGCAATTTGGAATGTATCACCAGCATTTAGATTGATTGTACCAGTATTAGCAGCAGTCAATGTAATAGTAGATGAAGAAGCCCAACCTGAAGTTAAGAAGCCAGTTGCAGTTGTAGTAGCTACTGAAGCTGTTACTGTAGATGATGAGAAGTTACCAAAAGTTTGAGATACAATATTTTGATCTAGCTTCCAGTTCATACCACCTGAATCACGACCCATTAAGCCTTTAGTGTACTGAGCTGAAATTTCAGCAGTAGGTACAAATAGACCTTTTAAGCTATCAACAATAGTAGCTGAAGTAAATGGCTCTACGATACATGAGCGACGGCCATCACGTGGTGCGCCTTCAGAATCAAGATACGCTTGAGCTGATAAGTATGTAAATAGACCAGTAGGTGGTGTACCTGCTGTACCAACAATGTTTGCTGTGTTTAATGCAGCAGTTGTTGTGCCGTCATAGTCAATCTTATTGGCAATAGCTGCGACTGCTGGTTTCAAGATACGATCAGAGAACATATCTAGTGAAAGAGCTAAGTCTTGTGTTGTAAATTGTGTATCTACGTGGAACTGTGTAGAAAGTGTTACAGGTACTGAAGTTTCGTTTAAATCTTCTACGTTTAAAGCTGGACCAGTAGTACCAATAAAACGACCTGGTCTACGTACGTTTACTGTTGCGCCAATTTTAGCACCAACTACTGCAAACTGGTCATCATAGTTACGATCTACTTCTGATGTAAATGTTAGTTCATTCTCTAAAACCATTAACGCTTCGTTAGTGATTTTTGAGATGGTTAATAAGGTATTAGCCATGATTATTTCTCCAAAAAAATTAGGTTTTATCTAATCTTATTAGCTTGCCGTGCGGCTTTCCATTGGGCATAAGAACCTTGAAATTCACCATTGGTGTCAATCAAAACATCATTACCAATCTTGCCACCTGTAAGCGGTCTAATAGGACTAGGTGCTGTACTTCTTGAAACAGATTCTTTGTTAGCTTTGGCTTTCGGTTTATCCTCTTGCTCAAAACGTGCTTCCAGTCGGCCTATTTCTCTTAGAGCTTTAACTAACGGCATTTCAGTTAGTTTCTTAGCAAAGTTTTCATCTGAAGCTAGAAAGTATAGGAGTTGAGGGCCTACATCACTTTCTAAAATGCTATCTCGTATTTCGTCACTTACGACTGTTGTACTTGATTGCACCATTCTGTCAAAATCAGGCATTGAAGTCTTAGCTTTAGCAATCTTCTCATTCCAGTTATTTAAAACCTTATCCTGAGCTTTCCTAGCTTTACGCTGTACTTCTTCTGCATCTCTTTGCTTTAAAGCATTTTCAGCACTCCACTCAGCTAAAGCTTCTGCATATTCAAAAGCATCATTAAACTGGCTTGCTTGTGGCTTACCCTCAATAGTGGCCTTTACAGGTTCTTGTTGTGGTGTTGCCTTTGCTTCATACTCTTTAAGACGATTCTTTAATTCAACATTACGAGCTTCTGCTTCTTTAGCTCGTTGCGTTACTTTATCAAATCTTTTATTTAGCTTTTCTGACCGCTTTTCAGTAGTCTGTTCCGTATTAGCTTCTGCCTCTGCTTCGGGTTCACTCTGCTTGTTGCCTTTAGTTTTGTCTGATTCTTTCTTTACAGTTTCAAACTCAACATCTATTGGCTCATCAGCTAAACCTAATCTTTCTGCATAAAAGGTGTGCGCTGTTTCACTTGTTACTACATTACTTGCTTCTTTCTCGGCCATGATTGCTCAAGCTCCTATGAAATTACTATATAAACTATTTAAAATTGTGTGTCAATTATTCTTTTGGTGCTTTAGGTGCCTTTGTTTCTTTTAATACTTCTTTAATCTGTGCTTTATGAGCTTTTAACTCATCACGGCTTAAATCAGCATAAGGGTTAGCTTTCTTAGGTGCTGGCTGACCATTACGTCTTGCCATCTCGTTTGCTTTCCATTCTGCTATATTACTGCTAGTTACGACTGCCATAATATTCTCCGATTAGTTATGTTTAGTTATTTGTTAGATTTTAACCATTCTTTGTGCATAGCTTCTACGTGTGGATAAAGTTCTTTATCAATTTCATTACGTCTTTTATAATCTTTTTGAGATATTCCTGTGTCAGATTCATTATGTCTTTTTAAAATACCTAATGCTTCTTCGTGATGAGGAACATGACCAGCTAGATTAGCTACTCTAACTACATTTTCAGTATGAAAGTTTTTATCTTCATTTTCTTTATACTTTTTCATCCAATTACCCATATGAACAGGTGCTTCACGTTCCGACATAGGAGTTCCTAATTTTTTCTCCATATATTCTTTACGGTTTTCAGATGTAACTATTTCTCTAGCCATTTTAAATACCCCTCTCTACTGCTTCGGCTTCTGCTTCATGTAAACCTCTTACGTCTATCTGTGCAAGTAAGAGGGCTAGTTGTGCTTTCATTGTTTCAATTTCTTTCTGTGTTTCTGTTTTAATAATTGTATCGTGCGCTGTAGTATCTGTACGCATTTGTGTATCGTGTACTCTAGCAGCAATTTCCATCTGTGTTTTCTGTAGCATAGCTTTATCTTGTTGCTCTTTAACACTAGCACCATACTGAATATCCATAGTCATCTGTTGAATCTGTTGTTGTAACTGTTGAATAGTTTGTTGTGATTGCGCTAATTGCATTTGTACTTGTGGTGGGATATTAGACTTCTCATCTATTTGCGCTAATGGGTTAGCTGCCGCAAGTCTGTCTGCAACAATATCAGCACCAGGGAAGTCCATGTTACGGAATATTAAATCACCTGCTTGTTGCATTAGACCAGGATCAGCTTGTAATAAACTCATCATGCTATCAACAGCTTCTTGGCGCTTAGATGAGTAGCCTGGGCCAGTTTCCATCACAATATCGTATTGACCTACTGTTACATCATTTAATACCTTATCAACACCTTGCTCATCTTGACCTTGCTCATTAATTGTAACAAGCTCGCCTTTACCATCAGCACCAATAATACGCATAATGCGTTGTTTATCGTAAATGTGTGGTATTAAATCTAAGATGATTCTACCTGTTTGACGAATTGATCTAGTCAAATTGTCATAGTAGTGAAAGTTAGTCATGTCAGTCTGTTGTTGCATACCATTCAGAGCTTTGCCTGATTGATTGCCGTTCGGTAGCTGACTAGGGTCATATATCCCTATTACTGCCATTAAATCAGAATTTAAACCTTGTAGAGCCGTTACCATGCCTGCTGGTGGTGGTTCTGGTTGAATCCTTGTAGGAACTGGTGCCATTCTGCCTTCAGAATCAGTTTGTTTATAGCGTAAGACAGGCATAGATTTTACGTTAGCTAAATTCCACTCCATCTCGTGGCCTTCATCTTGACCCTCTGCAAGTAAGTATTTAGCTTTAGGTGCTAGTGCGACTGATTCAGTCAGAGCTGTTGACCAGAAGTTATACATACGTTGTGGGTCTTTAGCCATACGTGTTAAGCCAAAGCGTTTCTTCTTACTATCTACGATTAACTGTTGTCCATATACAGGCACAATAGGAATAAACTTACCTGGCCAATCTTGTTGTTCAAGTATTTGCATACCTGTTAGCTTGACCCATTTAATTTGCTTTTTAACTGTTTCACGTTCTGAAACTACATAGATACCTGCATCTTGTAAGATAGTTTCTTTAGGCTTCTCATCTTTGTAACAAGTTGTGCCGTCTGATAACAATAATAGTTTGCTTTTAGTATATTCAGTATAAAAATACTCAGCAATACGTATATTTTCTTTAGTAACCCATTCTGATTGACTATCACCAGTACCACGAGGGGTAAAGCCACCACCATCATCAGCACCAGGGTACATTTTACGGAATGATTCTTTACTAATTACTTCAGTAACTAGACACTTCTCAGCATCAGAACCATCAGGCTCATTAGAGTTAGGGTCAAAGTAAACCATAAAAGCGTTTTCAATACGCTTAATGTAGATTTCTTGGTCAAAGCTATCAGGACTAGGGAAGTCATGTATTACTCGCCAATATCCCCAACCCATACGAACAGCAAAAGAAAAAGCGTTATCGTAAGCAGCATCAGCATCAGATTGATTTTCAATGTGTCGGCATATACCTGTAATGATGTCAGCAATCTTTTCGTCTGATTCATCATTCATGCCATGCGCTTTCATGCGAGGGCGTTGTTGTCTTTGTTGGTTCTCTATCTGACGGCAATAGGCATCAATCTTATTGATAGTAAGATAAGGGCGTGATTCAAGTAAACGTGAGTTTTGTATTTCTACTGGCCATTGATCGCCACCAGCAAACTTTAGATCGTCTAAAGCCTCTACTCTATTGTTTGAATCAGCATCAGAGCAGAAACGTAAATATTCTTTGGCTTCATCAATGATGCCAGTATTATCTTCATCTGCATACTCGTTTGAGTAAATGCCACCATTACCATCATCATTTATAGCCATATAAACCCTTACCCATTGTTGGCAAATTCGCCATGATAAAGCTGTCTGTAATATATTACTTGTTTTTCAGCTTCAAATATATCTTTAAAAAAACCTATATTTTTTCTTTTGTTGTTTATATTCAAATAAGCGTGCCATTTCTTATTTGTTTTACTCCAACTTATGCCTTTAATTCCTGATTTACTATCAGCTCTTAATTTAGCATTACATTTGTTTTGACAACTTGTTACTGCTCTAAGATTATCAATATTATTATTTAATCTATTTCCATCTATATGATCTATTTCTTTTGGTAATGTGTCATTAAACATCATATATATAATTCTATGTGTTTTAATATTCTTATTATTAAACATTACGCTTCTATAACCATAGCTAGTTATGCTACCAGCTTCTTCATTAATTAAAGATTTATGGCTTCTAGTATATTTGTTATATAACTTACCATCTCTATATTCAAATAATTCGTGTAAAATATCTTTATTCATTTATCTACCCCATTAGTTAATTGATAGAAACCCTATTTATCTGAATAATAAGTAGGGTTTTGTTTATTCTAACTCATCCATGATGATACTTCATAATTCACTTGTGTACGCTTGACAACTTTCTTCTCTTGTATCATTAAGCCAATATACCTAAAAGCATCTGCTCCGTGGCTGTATTGGTCTTGTAATGGATTCTTACTAAACATCTTAGTATCAGGATCAACATCATATCTGTAATGACGTAAACAGTCTAAGCCAGCAACTGTGTGTGTTTTATCAAAGTAACATGAACTAAATATAGTTCTTGCAGCATTGATAGAATCACTAATAGGTGTACGTTCAATAATTCTAACATTATAACCGCTTGCTCTAACTATTTCTTCTAAGCTACGACCATTAGATGAGATAGTGCGATTTTGAGCATCATGCGGTAGATAGAGTGTGTCATATACATAACCAAAGGTCTGCATCTTAGCTAGTATCTCGCTGATAGTAGTCTGATTAGTTTCGTAATAACGTATTAGTCTTGTTTCCATACCTATGAACTGTACAAACCAAATAGCTGTACTATCAGCCCAACCAATATCAAACACAGCAATAACCGGCTTGACTGCATCATAAGGCACATTACATATACGATTATCTTGTTCGGCTCGTTGCATCTCTTTAGAAAATACAGCTCCATCAATCGTGCTTCGTGTAAAGCCTTCCCACACGTTTTGATATGCTTCAAAATCCCTAGTGCGTAATGATTGTCTTTCTAAGTCTAATACTTCGGGGAACCAAGGATTGTCATTCCAATTTACTTTTTGTACTACTGCATTAGTAGGTGGGTCAATGACAAAGCGTTTGTATGTATAGTCAGAAGGTAACTCAGGATTAAATGTTATCCATATCTCGCTGTCATTCTTACGGATTGTAGGTATAAGTACATCAAAGCTAGTTTGAGTAACGTTATTTGCCTCTTCTACCCAACAATAATCTATTCCCTCTATGGATTTAAGGCCGTTAATATTATTCTTGATACCTGCAAAGATAAACTCAGTACCATTCAAGCCACGTATAGATGATTGCGTTATCTCGTAATGAGCCTCAATGCCCATGTCATAGATTTGATCTACTAACAACTTGTGTACAGAATCTTTCATTGAAGTCATAAACTCACGACAACAAAGTATGCGTAATGTATCTCTAATACCCATACACAGTAAAGCTCGTGCTACTGAGTGAGATTTACCTGCACCACGACCACCATATAAAACTCTGTATCTGCTTTTCTTAGGTTCAAACAGACACTTTAACTTAGATGGAAACTGTGGCCAGACAATGCCGTTATTATCCCTCGTTATTTGCATGACCATCTACAAATATAATACCAATGCCTTTAACAAGCTCTGCACCTTCTGGACCACTAATCTCAGTAGCTTGAATAGCTTTGCCGTCTATACGATCAATGACTTCTCTTACTGCCCATGCTTCGCCATCTTCTGCTGCTTCAACTAACTTAGTAGCAATTAGTCTTAGCTTTAACGCATCATCTTGTATAAGCACTTTGCGTAATTGATCGTGAAATAGTCTGCCTTTCTTACTGTTTTGATTGCCTTGCATCTTCTCAGAACGTGATTGATCTATATCAGACTTTATGTCTTTGTTTGCATTATCGTTTTGTATCGTATCTGACATATTGATAAGTATTACTTATTCTTCTGTAACTTCATCTACAGGTTCAGCTTCTACTATTGCATCAGCTACTGGTTGTTGAGCTTGTGCTTGTGGTAATGCTTGTGTATGTATCTTAGCAATTAATTGAGCTACTTCAGCATACGCAACACCTGATAGATTCTTTAGTACAGCTTCTACTTCTGCAATTTCTAACTCTAAATGAATAGCCATTATTTTTTACCTTTCTTAGTTGATTCTTTCTTTACTGAGTATGCAATAGCGACTGCCTGTTTAGTTGGCTTGCCTGCTGCTATCTCAGTCTTGATATTAGATTTAAACGCTTTATCACTTTTAGATTTCTTTAAAGGCATGATTAACTCCTATTCGTTTATAAAGCACACGTCCTGCCAGCTCATTACTAGATACTTAACACCATCTTCGGTGTAAGGAAAGTATTTTAAATATTCTTCGCCTTTATCATCATTCATAGTGCCAAATCTGATTCTTGCACCTACTTCAATTGGCATAGCTTCTCTGCGACCATTAGGAAGTTTCTTACCTGGTCCTACTGCTACTACTAAGCCCATGTTTTCTACTTCTTTATTATCAACATAGATAACGCTAGATAGTTCTCTTACATCAGGCTTGACCACGATTTTGTCGTGCATGGGTTTTATTTGCATTTGGCAGGCCTTCCACGCTTTTTAGGTGTTGGCTCAGTTTCACCAAAATTAACTACTAATTGGTTAATGATTGATTCGTACATGATGTTTTTCAACACATACTCACCGCACCAGTCGTTAGGTGATTTATTCTTAGTTTCAGGATAGCGTTTACAACTGCCCATTTGATCCCCAAAAGAAAAAAATTTACAAGAATTGCAGTTGTTTGTATGATTCTGTTCAGCCACTCGTTTTCTCCGATTAAATGTAGTGGTTAGAGAGCCTACAAGTTTAAGCCTTGTAGTGTTCTCGTATTACTATTTCTCTGATTTATCTTCTTTTGCGTATGCTGTACGTGAGTGAGCATAACAAGTTCCAGCAGTTTTACCAGTATTAAATTGATGATCTGCACCAATAGCATCTTCTTTACCTTCTGCTACACCACCAACAATTTTACCTTTACGCTCGCCTGACATATCTGCCTTGCTTGCACCTTTAGGAACTACTACGCCTTTTGCTGGAATACCAGCAGTACTGTTTGGGTTTGCCATCTTTAATCCTTTTAGCTAAAAAGTCTGCAAAATGCAGTTCTTAGATTGTAGTTTAACTATGATTTGTGTCAAGTGCTTTAATTTTTTGCTTATATAATACTTTTAATGCTTTTATATCATCAATAGAATATTTACTAGGTGTGTGATTACCTTCTAACCATTCTACTTCATCAAGTCCAATCTTTTTAACCAAATTGAGCCTGTAGTTGATGATGTTGCCTGAGAGATGATTGTTGCAAGGAGCGCATTGTTTATGTACGTTAAATTCGTTAAACCGTAACTCTGGGTGTGAACCTGTGGTTTTATAATGCCCTGCATGGTATTGACCGGTATGAAATCGCTGGCATGAAATACATGGGGCATCTTTATCTCTTAATCGTATAAATTGGTTAAATATCGCCTGAGCTTCTTTAAGCCACTCGGCTTTTGTCTTGAGCTTGACCTTCAGCTCTTTAGTTTCCTTGCGTTCTGCCTTCACCCTGATCGTTTTGGAGTATTTATAAGCACATTCAGCAGAGCATACAGACTGTAAAGGTCTACAAGGTGTGTATTTTACACGACATACTCTGCATAACTTAGTTTTAATATTTTTAATTATCATCAAAGTAAAACCCATTCTCGGCTGCGTAACGCATACAGTTATCTAGGTACTCACCCATTTGTTTTGTAGTTAGCTTAGTAGTTGAAAGTAACTGTTTAGCCTCTACACCATCAAAATCTACAATTTTATATAAGTATTTAAACCTTAGTAGATCGTGAGTAAAGTCTTTATCGTAGCCAAAGTGTTTACCAAACTCATCTATAAACTTCCAATAAAAGTCATTTTGTTGGCCAGTACGATTTATCTTTCTTAGCTTGGCAGACACTACATAACCCAATGAAAGGTCTAGCTCGCTTAACTTTTTAATTAAATTAGGTAAGTTAGCAGGGCTTAGGTAAAAGTTATTTATCATAATGTGATTAGCCTTATTTTATCCACAGGTACTTTATAAAAAAACTCACCATTAGGTATGTATTTATTCTTTACCTCTATCAATGGTGAAGCTAGAACTACTGTGTCTTTACATATAAAACAAAATGAACCTTGTTTATTAAACGCTACTAAAGCCGTAGGTAAGTTATTTGTAAGTAATTTTTTCTTTCTACTGGGTATGTTTAATGTGTCATATAAAAACACACCATCCCATGCCTCTCTAACTTCTACTTCAACATAACCTACAATCTTATTATTCTTTATCGCTATTAAATCAACTGCGTACTCATCAGGGTTATCTATTAACTCAATCCCATAGAGCTGTTTAAATAACTTATAAGCTCTTAATCTACCAATCTCATCATAATGCTCATGTAACTCAGTATTAAACTGTTTATTTAGCATTGTTTATTTCTAATGCTTTGGCTTTAGCTTTAAGTGCTGTGTCAAAGTAACCAAATGATTTGTTATGGTGGCTTAATCCAAACCTCTCACCATTAGGAGTTATGTATTTAGCTATTAAGAACTCTCCACATTTAATACAGTAGTTATCTAATTTAACCCAGTTCATTTAATCCTTTGACTGCACCAGTTAAGTTCTTATTAACAATAACTCTTAAACCCTTAAACCTTTAAAACCCTTGTAGTTATTAATATCACTTACAGGTGAAAAGACATAGCTATCCTAAGATGTATGCCTTTACATATCGCTTACTGGAGCCAATATGACACGTCAGCCTTTCACAATTAGGGTGCTAACTTCGCTGCCCATATCCGTATTTAAATTGCTACCCACAGTACGGAATACTAGCTGTATGCCCTGCCGTTACCCGACAACATACAGCGTAGAACAGAAACGCAAAAAGCTCTAGGTCTCTGTTCTTCCTTGTATGCGCAAGTGGGATTTTAACCCTAAAGAACAGAAGCCTAGAGCCTCTAGTTAGTCATGCGCATACATGAATGTAGCTAATGTAATTGATTATTTAGTTAATTGCAAGCGTTTATTCTGCATTATTCTTAAAGTGTTTATAAATAGTTTCCACTAGGCTAAACCTGACATCACCACCATGTGCCAGCTTATCTAATATAAATCTACTGATCCCTAACTCTTTACTAAGGCCAGCTATATTAACTGATGGCTCTGATAACCTGCGTTGTACGTATTGTAAGTTTGTTTCCATGTCGTTCTCCTTTGTTGCCATTATAAATTAAATTAAAATAAATGTAAATTATTTAAAATAATGCTTGCATTAAGTTTAAATAGGTTTAATATTCAGTTGTCGGACAGCAATTAACTTAATAACAGGAGATTTAAAATGACTACATTCCCACTTACAGGCAATATCAACGATCCAGACTGGCCTGAAGAAAACAATCCAAAAGATCTTCAAGAAGTTGTTGAACAATTCTTAACTTTCAATGTGCTTAGACTTTCAGACTACATAGACGAAACAGAGCTGTTATCTGATGAAGTCCACAGAATCCTATTTGATGTAGAAGATGACAAACTAGGTCGCATTAAAGATTTATATGATGCTGAAATTACTCGTGTAGCTAAATGGGCTGAGAAATTTCAAGACACTAACAGACAAGCTGCTTGGCTTGTTAAAGAATCTTTAGAGGCTTAATCATGGAACTACTAATCATTACTTTCTTTTTCGGTGTAGTTACCGCAATCGTTTTAACTGATGCTTGGAGTAAATAACATGGCTAATTTATTAACTCAAGAAGAATTAAAACGTCAAATTAATTATGATTCTGAAACTGGAATTTTTACTAGAAAAATATCTACTCGCAAAACAAAAGAAGGTGAAGTTATTGGCGGTTTGTTAGCTAGAGGTTATTTACAAATTGCAATTAATAAACACCCATATATGGCCCATAGATTAGCATGGTTATATATGTTAGGTGAAATGCCAGAAATAATTGATCACATAAATAGAGTTAGAAATGACAATAGATGGTGCAATTTACGCAATGTTACTAGAATTGAAAATAATAGAAATGTTGGAATAAGTAAAAGAAATACTAGCGGTGTTAAAGGAGTATTTTGGAATCCACAAAACAATAATTGGCGTGTTAGATGTATGTTTAATTTAAAAGTTACTGAAATTGGATCATTTAAATGTATTGAAAAAGCAAAAATTGCATATCAAGAATTTATAAAATCAAATTATGGGGAGATATATTTTGAGCAATGATTTTTACATACCAGATGACTTTCAAAATGAAGAAGATGCACAGATCAATCAAGAAGAATATGAGTTGTGGAGTTTGCAAGTTGAATTGAATCGTATAAACGCTTTTATGGATACATTAGAGTTAGGAGAATCTAAATGAGATTAGATGAAGAAGGCGAATTAAACAGTATGAGTGATGAACAGCGTGAGGAAAATGATGCTGCGTTTAATGACCAGTTGTCAATGTACCAGGCAGAACAAAAAGCATACAAGATTGAGATAGCTGACAAGTTTAGAGAATTCCTTTACAACAATTACACGATAGGCAATGGCGATCAATTATTACAAGCTGAAGAAGATGGTATAGAAGATTTTTTACGTGAGAATGATTTACCGCCAGATATGGAGATAGAACTATGATTCAAACAGCAAAAGAAAAATTTATTGATGCTATGTGCCAAGAATATATTAGAGGTTATAAAGACGGCTGGTATAAATCACATAAAGAAACTAGCTGTAGTTATGCAGCATTACTTGATAAAGCCGTTGAACATAAAGTAATAACTAATGAACAAGCAGATGGTTTATGTAAACTTACGCAATTAATGCGTGATGAAGGAGATATGTAATGAATGTATATAAAAAATTAAATGCAGCACGTATGACCTTACAAAAATGGGATTTAAGCAAGTCTGGCCATAACAAATTTGCAGGGTACAAATATTTTGAGCTTGGTGACTTCTTACCAGCAATTAATACAATCTTTGATGCAGTCGGTTTATGCGGTGTAGTGAGTTTTACTGCTGAGTTGGCTACATTGACCATAGCCGACATAGAAGATGGCTCACAGGTCGTTATTACAAGCCCTATGGGTAGTGCTGCGCTTAAAGGTTGCCATGAAGTTCAAAATATTGGTGCGGTAGAAACATATCAGCGCAGATACTTGTGGGTAACAGCTATGGAAATAGTAGAACATGATGCCCTTGATGCAACTAATGGTAAAGAAGCACCAGAAGGTCGTGCTAAAGCTGCACTTAAACCTGCTATGGAATTAGTAATGCCTAGCTTTGACACATTACCAGCTGAAGAACAAGAGTTCATTCTTAACATAGCTATGGAGATTACAGCAGCTATCAATGATGAAGATATGACCGAAGCTCACAGGTTAGCCAGTAGCTTAGACAATGATGAAAAACTAGCATTATGGTCAAGACTTGATAGCAAACAACGATCAGCACTTAAACGCCATGCAGAATCATTGAAAGGTTAATTATGTTAATACATAGCTTATACGGACTGTCAGCCCCACCATCTAAACTGGTGGAGATTAGAGAAAAAAAGATAGCTAAAATTAAAAAAGAAATGGGTAATAAATACTTACTAGCAATTAATTACATTAAAAAGGAAACAAAATGAATTCATTATCAGCAATCGGCAATATTTCTCGTGATGCAGAATTGCGCTTTACGCCTAACCAAGATGCAATTTGCTCATTTTCATTTGCATTGAATAGTGGATTTGGGGATAAACAAGTTACTACCTGGCTTAATTGTAATGTTTGGGGTAAACGTGCCGAAACACTTGCACCTATGCTTTTAAAGGGTACTAAGGTTGGTATTGTAGGTGAACTAACTAACCGACCTTATAAAGATAAGAATGGTAATGAGAAGTTTTCATTGGAAGTACGTGTAAGCGATTTAACGCTGTTAGGAAGCAAAGCTGATACAAGCACACCATCTAATGAATATAACGTGCCTAAGACGCTTAAAACAGCTTCTATGAGTACACCTGTAGAAGATATAGATAGTGACATTCCTTTTAATTAGGCTGAACTGAAACAGCCTAAACAACAGTTATGGTGAAAGCGGATGCCGTAAGGTGCAGCGAGTAGCCTTTTTTTAGGATTAATTATGTTATCAAGTTTAGTTAATCAGTATTTAAGCATTAAAACTAGAGAAGAACTTAGGGCTAGAGATCCAGTCTGCCCTAGATGTGAATCACGACCTAGACACCGCACAGCAATTGATGAAAGATTAACCAGTTACTGTACACCTTGCCACCAAGCTATAAAAAAAGAAATGTATCAAGAAAGGAACAAAAATGAAACATAAATGGCACAAAGAAATAAAAGCGTGGGCTGATGGGGCTGAGATTGAAGCTTTAAAAGCAGGTATTTGGTATGAAACTGATTACCCTAATTTTCATGACAATGATGCTAATTTTCGCATTAAACCACAACCTAAAAAACCACAGTATTTGTATGTATATAACAAAGGCTCATTAAATAAATTTGATTTTTATTGTTCTTTAAATGAATTATC